TGCAGCATGAAATGCAGTACGCTGACCATGAGTTTTACAGCTGAAACAATATACGGAGAAATCGAGGTGAGCGAAAATGTATGAAGATCGAGTATTTGATACCATCATGGAAGAAATGATGGCAGCGTTTGGTCGGGATGTAAGGACCGATGAAGGATCGCTTGCCTACAATGCCTGTGCGAAAATCGCAGAAAAACTGGAAGAGATTTACGGTGATATGGATGAACTGAATGACAATATTCTTCCAGATACACAGGATGACTGGCATCTGATCGAATACGGAAAAGAGCGTGGAATCACATACCATTCTGCGACACAGGCAGTTGTCAGGGCAGTGTTTCATCAGGAGATAGAGATCGGTGAAAGATTTACATGCGGAGATTATACCTATGAAGTTATAGAACAGATAGAAGGTTATACGTACCAGATGATCTGTGAGACAGAAGGGACAGAAACTAATACGACAATCGGAAAACTGGAACCGGCAGAGTATGTAGAAAATTATCAGGGTGGTGAGATCACAGAAATTCTGAAAAAAGGCACGGATGATGAGGACATCGAAGAATTCCGAAAAAAGGTAATAGAAACCTTCAAAACAACCGCATTCTGTGGAAATAAGGCAGATTACCGAAGATACATTAATCAGTTGAAAGGTATTGGAGGGTGCAAACCAAGAAGAAGACAGGCAGGAGAAGCCCAGATTGATATCTACATAATATCGGATGACTTTAGCGTACCGGATGCCGAAACGGTAAAAAATGTGCAGGAAGCGGTTGATCCGGAAGATAGCCACGGAGAAGGAAGTGGTATGGCACCGATCTGTCATACAGTACATATTTCAGGCGTAACAAAAACATCGGTGACCATCCAGACAAAAGTGACATATGACTCTGGATATTCGACAGCGACCAGCAAAACACAAATCGAAACAGCTGTGAAAACCTATCTCAGGGAGCTGTGCGAGTCCTGGGAAGCAAAAGAAGAAACAGATATGATCGTCAGACTGAGCCAGATAGAAGCAAGGATCATCAATGTAGAGGGTGTAGCAGATGTAGAAGCAACTACAATCAACGGAAAAGCAGGAAATCTGGCATTAAGTTTTGAAAAAATCCCAGTATTGGAGGCGGTAAATATTGTTTGAAGCACCGGAAATTATCAGAAACATACCGGATATCAAAGCAATCTATGATATGAACGAAAAACAGGGCGAAGATCTTGAAACGAAAGTAGAAAGGATGGATAGCAATCTGTTTCTTGAAAGCATGGATGAAGCAATGACGGCACGCTGGGAAGCAATGCTTGAGATCACAAAAGCCGATAATGATACCTTGCAGGACAGGAGATTCCGCATCAAATCCAGAGTATTGGAGAGAAGGCCATATACAGAAAAGGCAATTGGAGAAAGGCTAAAGCTTCTGTGCCCGGATGGTTTTTCAGTGTCCGTAGATGAAAAACGGCAGCAGGTAACGATAAAACTTGCACTGAAATCACAGAAAATGGTAGATGATGTGAAAAAATATATGGAAGATATCCTGCCGTTGAATATGACGTTCAGCATAGATGTCCTGTGGAACCAGTACAAAATTTTAACAGGAAAACGATATGCAGACATTACAAAGTATACATACGGAGAGCTGAGAGAGAAGGTGATAGTGTGAAATATACAGAAAAATTGAACTTAAAAAAGCCGGAAGAAGAGGATTTTATTTCGGTGAGCGATTACACGGACAATATGGAGATTATTGATCAGGCGGTAACAGATGCCAGTCAGAAAGCAGACGATGCCACATCTACCGCTGCAAGTGCGACTACAGCGGCACAGAATGCACAGACAGCCGCAAGAGAAGCAACAGGAAGTGCACAGAGTGCAATCATAGCAGCAGACGAGGCGAAAAAAGCAGCAGATGCAAATAAAAAAGAACTGGGAAATAAAGTGACTGCCGAAAAAGGAAAAGGGCTTTCGGAATGCAATTACACGAAAGAAGAAAAAAATAAGCTGGCAGGAATCCAGACAATGCGGGGAACAGACGGTGAAGAAAACGGAAAAGAAGGACTTGTACCCGCACCAAAGGCAGATGATGCAGGAAGTTTCCTGCACTCCTCTGGAACATGGTCACCAATATGGTTGGAGTATGTTACAGCAGCAAGACTCGTGAAAATGGTGTGGAATGGCGGAAGCAGTGGTGTGATAATTCCGGAAGCTAATACTGATAATGCCGGTCTGATGCCAGCGTCAATGTACGATAGAATGAGGACAATACAGTCAATTGACGGCGTGGATTTTAGTGGAACAGAAACCGTATCGCACTATGCAGTGTGCAATACCTCGGGAGCAACGACTGCAAAGGCGGTGACAATAACAGGATTCAAGCTAACAGCAGGTGCACGGATCACAGTACGATTCAATTACGCCAACACGGCCACAAATCCAACACTGAACGTCAATGCCACCGGAGCGAAGCCGATCTACTACAAAAACAGCAACATCCCGGCAGAACTGATCGAGCAGTACACAGTTCTGGAACTGGTCTACAGCGGATCGTATTGGTACGTGGTCGGAAACATGAACATCCTGACCAAAGGCGACAGCATAAATGTTGAATGTTTCACAGCAGGCTATGTGACATCCATGGGACAGGAAGTGCAGTTCTGCATCCCGGTATCGACACCGATTGTCGGATGCACTTCTGCTAAGATAGAATCAGCAACTGGATTACAGATCCGGCAGAATGGTAATTATGTTTATGGGGGAAATGCATCTACACTGGTAGCGGCGTCATCCTACAGGAGCCTTATTAACAGAAATATGGTGTCTGTTACCGCAGCCATGCCGAACACGACTAACGCAATCAATAACGCACCGTGTGGTGTGCGTGCGGCGTTGAAACTGACATTTTCGTAACAATCAATTACAGAAAGCAGGTGAGAAATCATGATAACAGCAGTCATAGATGCAGGGCAGCATTACTGCCAGGCAGTCAGCGACCTGTGGCAGTGGGATTATGGACAGACACTGCGGATCCAGGGCGTGAAGCTCCCGGCGGCGGTCGAGGTTCAGTTTTCGACAACAGAGCGGATCGGCGAAACAGTCACCAGAATTGGTGTGACGCAAGAGGGGGTTACTGAGGTACCTATCCCAGATACACTGTTGGAAGGCGGCGAAACAACGCAGGATTATACAATCTATGCGTTCGTGTACATCGAAAACGGCGATTCTGGAAAGACGGAGTATCGTGTCAGCATGAAAGTCCGGGCAAGGCCGAAACCGGAAGCCCATGCCACACCGGAAGAAGGGGAACTGTTCCGGCAGGCAATTGTGGCAGTTGCTGAATCCGCTGATCGAGCGGAGAGTGCCAGGAAATCAGCAGAGACAAGTGCCGATGAAGCAAAAACATCAAAAGAAAATGCAGAAACAGCAGCAAAAGTTGCAGAAGCATTCAAAACAGAAGCCGAAACTGCCAGATCAGAAGCAGTCCGGGCAGCAACGGGATCCACAGATGCTAAGGATTCAGCAGAAAAGTCCAGAGCCGCAGCAGAAAAAGCGAAGCAGGATGCAGAAGCAGCGAAAGCGGCAGCAGATGCAGATAAGGAAGCGGCTGAGGCCGCCCAGGCAAAAGCAGAGGCTGCACAGAAAGCTGCGGAAAATGCAGAGACAGAAGCAAAGAAAGCACAAACAGCCACGGAAACCGCAAAGACAGCAGTAGAAACTGCAAGGTCAGAAGCCGAAACCGCAAAGAACGATGCAGTACAGGCAAAAGAAGCCGCTGAGAAAGCAAAGAGCGGAACGGCAGCAGATAGGGAAGTTGCAGAAGCGGCATCAAAAGCGGCACAGGTAAGTGCAATTTCAGCGGAAAAGTCGGCAGAAAGAGCTGAGACGGCAAAAGAAGAAATCCAGGAATCGGCGGATCAGATCCAGAAGAATACGGAAGACATTGCAGGACTGGAAGAAACAGTGTCAACTGCTGGAATCAGTGTGACTGAGGCAGGAACAGGAATCGTTGTGCCGGAATGCACTGGTGGAAAGCTTCAGGGGCTGAAGATGTATGGAAAGTCAGAGCAGGTGCAGTATAGTGGGAAAAATCTGTTCAATGTTTCAGATACCACAAATAATATTTTAACAAAGAATGGAATTAAAATAAATGAAGTGGATCAACAAAACGGTATAATTAAGGCGGAATTTTCACAGCCGTATCAACAACTTGGTGTTATGATTAATTCTTCGGCAAATACGACATATACTTTAAGTTTCAAACAAAAGAATTCTAAAAATGATGAAATTGAAGTAAGATCATATTATGTCAAAAACGATGTGATGGGCGACAGTATAAAACAGGTAGTTATTTCTTCTGAGGAAGCTAGTTTTACATTTACAGTGCTAAATGACAGTTATATAGTTGTATTCTTTAGACCAAAAGGAAATTATTCATCTTCTGATACAAACGTATGTGAATTCACGAACATACAGTTAGAAAGAAATGCTTCGTCTACTGACTTTGAACCATATGTTGGTGGAAAACCATCACCGAGCCCTGACTATCCACAGGAAATTAAGTATGTAGAGAATCCTAATCTAATGATACATACAAAAAATATTGTTAAAGATGTTTATGTGATTGAGACGACCACACAATATAGCTCTGCTTTGTTGATTGATGCGGATATACAAGGCGATACGGAATATATGCTGTCATTCATAGCCCCAGAAGGATTAAGGGTGTATGTTAATGAGAATTTATGTTCGTACAAATTGATTAAAGGAACTGGAAAAATTCAAAGTGTTCCCATAAAAACGATTAAGACAATATCAAAGGACAATGTAAATCAATTTAATACAAATAGACAAAAGTGGATGCTATTAAAAATAGATAAAGATAATACAGTGAAATCAAAGTTTGACAAGATTCAGTTGGAGAAAGGAAATGTAGCTACCACATATGAATCATATGGCTGTAAAATTTTGACGCTACCATATCAACTTAATGCTATTCCTGTTTCGTCTGATGGTAATTATACAGATGAAGAAGGTCAACAGTGGGTGTGCGACGAGATTGATTTTGAACGTGGCATGTATATACAGAGGGTAGGGACAAAAGTTGGTATTGATGGTTTTCAGAAAACCAATAGTGCGAATTCAGATATGTCGCTTAGGATTGTATGTAATACGAATGATATCGAAAAAGTAAAATTCACGCCTATCATATGTAATAAGTTGCGGTGGGAAAAGAAAAGCAGCTATACAGAAGAAGGAACATATATCAGCACAAGCGAAGCAGATATAGGAAGAGTATGTGTCAGGGTTGAAGGGATCAAAACAATGGAAGAATATCAAGAAATATTAGCAGATATGCAGTATTTCTATATACTTGCCACGCCTATCGAAACACCTCTCACTGCTGAAGAAATCAACGATTATAAATCACTGTATACATATGACGGCACTACAATCATTGATAATGATGCTGGCTGTTACATGGAAGCGACCGTGCCACAGGACACCAAGTATTATATTGACAGTAAGATAGCAGGATTATCTGCGGCAATCGTAGCTTCGGCAAGTGAAGCGGAATAGGAGGATTACATGAAATTTAGCCTGAAAAATTTCGTTATGAAGACACTGACATCCATGAAGGAAGCTGGTGAGGATGAGTATAAGATCATGCAGTACGCCCTGAAGTATTATGAAAAGGGCGTGCTGGTGGAGGAAGACCTGGCAGAAGTAGAAAGCTGGTTTGAAACAGAAAAGACAGACGAAGCAACAGAAGAACAGCCGGAGGAGTAGAATACATATGGAAATCAGAGCAGGACCGTAGAGGTCCATTTTTATTGTAATTTTTGAAACCGTAAACGAAAAAGAAAAAGAAGCCTTGTGTTGAGCGATACCAATGCCCACAAGACTTCTTAGATTGTTTCTTGGTTAGATATATATTAACACATCTGACCAAGAAAGGAAAGACTGACGAGGATGAAAAAAGAAATGTTGTGTACTATCACAGGAGCAGTCGGTGGGGCGATTGCTTCTTTTTTTGGCGGCTGGGATCAGGCATTGA